CTTCAGTCTCGGTGATAAAAGCCCTGAAGTTGACCAGGATGTCTTCCAGGTGCTCCAAAAATTCCCGGCGATCCGCAATGACGCCGTTAAATGTGTAGCCGTTCGCATCGCACCAAGTGGCTGCCTCATTGATTGAAGAAGTCACCAACAGGCTTGTCGGGATTCCGAGGCTGAATCTCTGGGTCGTCATCCAGTCGAAGCAGACCAGGGCCGGGTTAGTGGAATAGCCCCAGGCGCTTGTTCTCGTATCATAAATCTGGCGCCCCAGGAGCAAGATCCGAAATTCAGGAATCGATTTCCAGGCCTCTTGATCGTAGCAGAGGAAAAAAATGGAATAACATGTATTTCGCTTCGCATCGTTCCAGTCCGGAAACGCAGCATGGAGAAAAGGGTCCACATCCTGTGTCGGGCTGCCGTAATAAAAGCCGTGGGAGATTCGACTTCCTCCAGGCCAATCCTGATAATAGGCCATCAGCCTTTCGCCGATCCAAATCCCATCTCCGGCATACCAATCCCAATAGGTGTCAAGAACATGCCCTGTCGTGTTTTTTGATTTAAATTGCACGCCGTCCGATACGGTCTGCCAGCCCCCCGTAATTGCCACGCCGGTTGAGAGCCATGTCGCTCCCCCGTCATTGCTGATTTTCACCGTATCCGGCGTGCCGGTTCCATCGATCTGAACCCGGTAATGTTTGTAGACTCCAGCGGCCAACGTACAGATTCCGCCGGTGATAAGATCATTCAGGGCAGGAGGGCTCTGTGTTTCCGACTGCGTGAATTGGACGAAAGTATCCACGGCCTTGCCAATGCCAGTGCATGTCCCCTCTGCCCAATCTATAACGACCCAGAAAAATTCGTTGTTCGCGCCTGAAACGCCCTTAAAGACCCAGGTTCCGCCGACTTTCAATTTGCCATAGACGACCTTGAGCGGATCCGCAGCCATGCGGCTGTTGATCAGGTGACCATTGTTCTTCAGAGTGCCATAGGCGCCGAGGTTTTGCTTGGCCCGGTTTGCTATCCAGAGCGATGAGGCGACCATCGTCCCGGCCACGGTAATCCAGGCCAGGGTGGTCGCCAGGGGAAATGTTGCCAAGATAGCGCCAGCCCCCAGCCAATACATAATGCCTGCGTATGCTGCGGCAAGCGTGCTGATCACCTCACGGCAGATGATTGGGACACTCCGTTTCGGCGGGAAGTTTTCTTTGAAGCCGAGGCTCTGGATATCGGATTTACGCTTGAATGAATTAAATAGTTTCATCATTGAATCAATCTCCGGACCTCTATGAGCGCTGGCCGCATCATTTCGAAAGGGATCGAACGAACGCCTTGATCAAAGACTGTCCGGATTATTCCGTTCCCAAGATAGATCGCTGGAAAGGTCGGTAGCTTCTTTCCCCGAAAGATCATTAAATCGCCCCTCCGGGCGAAGGCCGGGTCGATGCTCTCGCCCAGCGTGCTCAAAAAACGGGCGAAGATTTCCCGCGCCTTGCCTTGGTCTTTTTTCCAGAGATCGGCGTAATTTTCTTCAGTGATACCTTCAAAGTCGCGCGGGAAAGAGATTCCAAGCGACTCGTAGAAATGGCCTAGCATGGAGAGGCAGTCCCAGCCCTTCGTCCAGTCACCCAGACAGAAAGCTCCACCGAGGTATTGATCTGCTGCTTGAGCGATTTCAGTGTCGGTTTTCACGTCCCTCGGAGATCCTTTACCAAACCTTCGGTTTTCCTCCCCACCAAATCTCTGCGTCGATCAGCTCGGAAATCCAGCGGTCGCCCCCAAAGTTGATCGAATTCAAAAGGGTCTTGCAACGCGCCCAATTATAGTCGCACCATGTCTGATCGCCGGAATAGTGGCAGTCCGTTCCCTTGAATACCCACGGACAGGTCGGCGAATGAATGCGCTTGGGCGTTATCGTCCGCCACTTGATCAGCCAGTTGAAGACCTTGAAAAGCGCTCTTCTCCTGTTGGCCCTGCTCTCATCAAGGAAGCCTTTAAAAAGAGTGCTGACGCCGCCGATCACGGCCAGGTTTCGATCGAGGGCCGTTCTTTGGAGGATGCAATCTTTTCCCCGGAGATCGGTCGTTAAGATAAGGTTCGACATTGCCTTATCGACATTGTCAACCTCGAGAGTCACGGAATCGAGCTTTGAGGTGATCGAAAGTTGAGGCGGATCGAAACGCAAGCGCTTGGTCACGTACCAGACGCCGGCATAATGAACGTCCTGATCGAAATCGGTCCAACGGTAAATTTGCGACGCCGAAACTACAATCGTGACCAGATGAACGATGGTCTTATATTCCTTGGCCAATTCGGCCGTTAAATCCGTGGGAAGAGATCTCATTTAAGCCTCTCGAATCACGATCGTTTCGATGTCGCTGTAATCCTCGTAGAAATTCATATTGTCCCTGAACTTATCAGGGAGAAATCCCTTGATCCTCAAGGTGCCCGTGAAATCGGCGGTGATGAGATCCCCTGCGAGAGGCAGCGCGGTCGTGGCGATCCGGATCCGGTCGGAAGAGCCTCCGCCGCCTCCGGAGACGAGAAACCAATCCGTATCTTTTACCTTTTCGACACTATTGACATACACCTTTAGGCCTGCCTCCGTCGTGCTCTTCGAGGGAAGGTCGTAATGCCGAAGTCTCTGATAGGCCTTGTTTCCTAGAGGCTGTGTTGCCATGCTCGTGTAGGCCGAGAGATAGGCCCTCATCCAGTAAGCCGAAATCCCATTGAGCGTTGATCTGACCCATCCTGCCGGATGATCAAACGTGACCAGACAATGCCCTGAATTGTGAAAGCCATTCGATCCGTCGCTCACGTTGGCAAGGGCTGTCCATGCTCCGTTCCAGAATTCCCATACGATCGTCCACGTCCCCACGCCTGCCGTACCGATCCAGACATGAAGGCAGTCGCATATCTTGTCCACATCCTTGACGAGCATATCCGTGAATCCGAAAACGAAATTATCTCCGATAACGGGTGTCGGATCGAGCAATGAGACGTCGTTCGCGGTGTCGTTATTGATCGCCGTCGTAAAATTCGTAAAAGCCGCCCCATCCCAGAGGAGCCCGCCTGCCAGCGACTCGGCGTATCCCCGGCCGACAAACTCATCGACAAACTGCCGCGCCTTGAGATCGTAGACCCAGAAAGGCTCGTATCCGCCCCTGCGAAGCCTGTGAAAATTGTGGATGAGCTGCCATTCCGAGGCGATGAGGACTTTGTTATAAACAAAAGCAAAGGTCCGCTTGCCAAAACGGCGGAGGCTTTGGCGCTCGCTCTCCCCGTCGCCGAGTTCGGACGCGAGCGTTTTGTACTCATCCTCGAAAGGATATGAATAAGAAGGTTCGGGTGTGGAAGGATAAGTTTCAAGCCCCATATTAAAGCCCCTTAATGGTGTCCTTGAGCAACCCCGCAGTCCGGATATCCTCATGGACGATCTGGACAATCTTCGCTGCGCTCCGGTTGAAAACGTCCTCCATGCTCTGTGAATCCATCGCATAGACTACGACCACATTCGTTCCGCCGCCGCCCTGCATCTCTACGGGCACCTTTCCTCCTTTGAGAGGAATGACCGCTTCATCCCCGCCGCCCTCGCCGATCATGCCGAGCGTGGGCCGGTCGACAATGCCTCCGTACTGAAAGGATTTAATCGGCCTCCAGCCGGCAATGATTCCGCCCTCAGCCTTTCCGAGGAGGCTGCCGACCATGCCAATCAGTCCGCTTCCGCTTTTGTAAGCTCCCGTTACGTTCTGGAAAAGAATCCAGTTCGTAATCATCTGCGAAATCCCCCGCCAAAAAGATTCGACCAGGTTCTCGATGAATCCATTCCACACGTCTTTGAGGTCTTTGATGCCGCCTTTGAAGAGATCGAAAAAGCCTGACTGAAACGCCGATCCGATCTGATTTGCGACAGAGCTCCAGTCAAACTCCATTTTCTTTGCAAGGTCCGCGCTTCTCGCATCCATGTCGCGCATCTGCTTCAGCGTGGGTGTTTCATAGGCATAGCCCTCTTCTGCCGCCCTGGCTGTCTCTGCCCGCTCGATGGCGTCCGCCCTCTCTTTTTCAATGGCCGCGTTTCGCGCGGCTTCATCCGCAGCTCGTTTCAGATTATAGGCATCATCCGCGAACATCGGGTTCATGCGCACTTCTTCCGCTGCAGCCGCCGCCAATGCGCTTGCAACTGCTTCGGCTGCAGGCTCTATCGCAAGATAAACCTCTTTCCACTCTTCGTACATGAGCTTGGAATAGCTCATGCGGTCCTTGAATTCATCCTCCGTCATGCCGTAGAGAGCAAGGAAGGGATCTTGTTTCGCGGCTTTTCCCGTAAGAACATCGGGCTTTATTTCTCCGGCAAGCGCGGCCTGATTGAAGCGCTGCGTGGCGAGCAGCCGCTGCCGCTTTTCAAGAAGATCCTGACGCTCGTGCTCGAGCATGAGAACCCTTTCGAGAACCTCCTGTTCGGTTACAAAAGTTGTCGCGCCTGTGTTTTCTTCAATGAGAAAAGCCTTTTCCGCCTGTTGCTTTATCCGCTCAATGGCCCTGTCTATAACTTCGATCTCTTCTTCGATTTGCTTGAGCGGGCCTTTATTCATCTGCTCATTGAAGGATTTTAAAATGCTCGTCATCACACCAAGAACTTTCGTCAGCGCCGGCAGGACGACATTTCCAAGCGTCTCCGCAAAGTCGGACCATTGGTTCTGAAATTGTTTTAAAACCCCGGAATATGTTGTTACATCGGCCTGGGCCGTTCCGCCGAATTTCTGCTGCAAAATCTTGAACGTATATTCGGCTCTCTCAGCCTGCGTCGCATTTTTTCCCAGGACATCATCGAGATTCCGCAGCTCAGGGATGTACCGGCCGAGCATTTCGACATTTCCGCTCATGGCCATGCCTATGTACCGCGTGGAGGAGGTAAGGTCCATGCCTGTCCTGACGCTCATATCCATCGCAAGACGGGCGCTTTCTTCGGCCTTGGTCAGGTCTCGCGTGTACAGCATCATGTTAGTCAGCGCCTGGCGGGCTTCCTCGTCAGAAAAACGGGTCACGTCCTGGATCGAGCTGGCAAAGGCGTCCACACTGGCTTTGGCGTATTTCCAACTGTAGCCCGTGGATTCGAGTGCGAATTTCAGGCGATTTTGTATGTCTTCTGCAGCGGATGCTTCGGAAATAGATTTTTTTAGAATGCTGACGAATGCGGTGACAGCGGCGCCGGCAGCCGTAAAAGCCAGTAAATGGCTCTTAAGGTTATCGAAAACCTTGGTTCCCTGGCTTTCAACCTCGTTAAAGGCCTGCTTTGTTTGGTTGGCTGCTTCGAGGATGATTTTTACTTTATTTTCGGGCATGATGAATCCTAAAATACGTCATAGCGTCATTGCGTCTTAGGGTCTTAGCGTCTGACTCAATGACTGAGTGACTTCGCAATTTTTATGTCTTTTGTGCATGTCTCGCAGTTTGCCTTTCCTGCCGCTTTGCATGCTTCGCAGTATTTTTCTTTATTGCCTTGTGCCTTCTTCTTTCTGCCCTCCTGAGCCTGGCCAACCCCCAGGAAGTGAAGGACCGCTTCCCTGAACATCAGCTCCCTGGCGCAGTATCGGGCGAAGGGCTCGCATTCTTTAAAACCATATCCCCAGAGGATTTGGTCTCTTTTTGTAATGTCCCCTTTTGAGAGAAGGATGACGGCGTCCTCGATGTCACCTCTGACATTTTGTCGCTTAGCCTTTTTGCCATGCCCGTGAGCTTCTGAAGAATCGAAGCTGCCGGGTTGCAGTCGAAAAAATCGTCTATCACCTTGATCGTGGTATCGGGGTTAATCGTCCAGTGAATCTCATCGGCCAGGGTCGCAAGCTCCTCTTCAGTGCGTTTCGGAGATTTTCCTTCCTCAACCAGAGCGATGGCCATCGCCAGGTAAAGCTTCTCGCCCAGAACCTTCTTTAGGGCTGCGGAAGAAAATTTTTTAGGCATCTCCATGCCTTCCAAAATATCCATGAGCTGCTCGGCCTGGCCCATGACGAGCGGCCGCTGGAGGTAAATTTTATCTCCAATCGCGTATTTAAATTCAGACATGGCAATTCCTTTCTTGATAGGTCCTATGGGTCATATACGACTTATAAGACCTATCAAAAGTTTTTTTATAGTGTTGCTTGCGTATTCTTCAGCGTCGCGATGATCGAGCTTGCGCCCCCGTCGTTATCGTAATAGGCGCTGAAAGGCAATTCAACAAAGAGTCCCGCAGGCCCGGAGATCACGGGTGCATTCTTTTCATAGACAAGCTCCGGGACATAGAAGTCAAGATACTCGTTGCCCGCACTGCCCACTCCGGTCCCTCTCGTTAAAATCACCTTCAGCTTACTCTCGGTATGATTGATCGCCTTCGTATAAAGAACGATATCCTCGAAGAGCGCGGTGATCCTGCCTGTCACGACTGCTTTTCCTGCCGGAATGGCCCTCCTCTGTCCGCCTCCACCGATCACATAATTGTCTCCGTCGAGATTGTTGATGAGCTCCATCGTCACCTTCGAAACGTTGGCGATTGAGGCTCCTCCTTCTTCGAGCGTCATCTCCGCGCCTTCGAAAGGAAGGTGGCCGAGATCCGTGGCGGTGGCGTCGAACGTAGCGGTCCCGACCGTTTCCTTCTGCGCCAGGAGATCGATGTTGAACGGGACAAAGCCATCCGGGTTGAACTCGAAGCTCCCCCGATTGATCCGGCAGCCATTATAGAGGAAATACTCTGGAGTCGTAATATCCGGAAAGCCTTTCTCGATGCACAGCGATACCGGAAGGGTCCCGATCGTAATCGTGTGCGTGTAGGGCGGTCCCGCGCTGACTGATGCCGAGCCGAGAAGATGTTTGAGCAGGATCCCCATAAAGGGATTAAGCTCCATGTTGATCGAACCTGAGACGTCTTTTGGCCCCCGCACGGGTTTTGTAAGATTGCGGTTCGAGCGGATGATGTTGGAACGGATGAGCGCCCGCTTCTCGCCGAAGCTCTCCGTTAGAAACGGCAGGAGCTTCGCGTCGGGAGTCGGGGGTGTCGTCCCGAACGTCGCCTCCGCATCATATATTAGCCTTGCATTTCCTCCTTCAGCCTGTGGCATGGCAACCTCCTTTCAAAAAAGCGTCTTAGTGTCATAGCGTCATGGGGTCTTAGGGTCCAAGAAAAATCTTTGTGTCTTTGTGCCATCGGGTCGTTGTGTCAGACGCTAAGACCCTACGACTCTAAGACTCAACGACTCAAAGATTTCTTTAAAACTTAAATCCTTTCATACACCGTTAGACTGAGCTCCGCATAATGGCAGAGCACTCCTCCGAATATGCGCGCTTCGATCACGTCTGCCTGGATATAATCGTGATCCCTGGCCGCGCCGTTCAATGTCTTATTCGATCTGAACGCCGTGGCAATCGCTTCGATCAGAATGTTAAAGGTCTTTTCCGTAGCCGCCGCGTCGTTCAACCCGAGGTACCCCCGGATGATAAAGACATGCGGCTTCTCATGGCTCGACGATCCGATGCCTATCACGACTTTCTTTTCTCCGGACGAGCGCCGCGAGATCTCCCATCCCCTGATCTGATCGATGCCTGAGATCGTCGTCTTAAAAAAATTGATGAATGCGGCCCACTCAGCCGCCCATCGATCGTAATCGTAGACCTTGCCGATGTCGGTCACAGCCGAGAGGATCGTATAGATCTGGGTTCGGATCGTGCTTTCGGGCATTTATTCCTCTAGTTTTTTCTTTGCCTTGAAACCCGCGTCGTCGAAAATTTTATTGACGCGAGCCCATCCTTCCTTTAAGGCCCGCTCGAACATGTGGACTCCTGGGAATCCCTTCTGTCCAATCTTTCTACGGATGACGAACTCAAGCCGCTTCATCTCTCTCTCGTCAGCCGCCCCTATTTTAGCTTCGATCCATCGGAGCAGCGCCCCCTCCGGAGGCCAGGTCTTGCCGGCCCGCCTGCCTTTTTCGATTACGTCTCCGTAGGCTGATCCGTGACCTACGATCCCCTTGACGAACTCCGTTCCCTTCCCGACAACTTCGCCGTGGATCGTAGAGACAAGCCCTCCGCCCGCACCGAAGACGCCCGTGGGCGTAAGCTTTTTCACCTCGCGCTCTAAAAACGTCGTCGCCTCATACATCGCCGCAGTCAGCGCCTCCCGGCAAATCTCCGGCCCCTTGCCCTCAAAGATCTTCCCTTTTGTTTCGATGGTGACTTTCAATTCCATAAGAGATTCGTTATTAAGTTATTAGGTTATTGGTGATTAAGATCTTAATAATTCAATAACTTAATTACCCAATGACCTATTTTTTCTTGTGCGTCAGCCTTTCCGTGCCGTCAGGGTAATTGATCTCGATATCTCCCCTGGCGGTCGCCGGAACAACCTGGCCTTCCTTTATCCCGACGTGGTCCGTGTAAATCTTCCGCTGCGCCCTGGACCTCGTCTCGTATTTCTCGCTCTTCGATTTATGGTCGACGGAGTCCGCCGTAATCGTCGGATCCGATGTGGGCGCGTAGGCCGAAGCCAGGGCTGCCGAGCAGAGGCTGGCTGCAAGGTTCGCGAGGGCGTCTTCATCGCTTTCCGGGATCGTATTCTGAGTGTCGGACAGCATATGAAGGGCCGTATATATGACCCTGATTGTTTCCGTTGCTGAAGGAGTGCTCTCGAAAAGACGGATGAACTGGCCGCTTTCTTTCTCATAGACCGCCCAATCGTCCTCGTCGAGGATCTCGGGCTCTCGCCAATCCGCCGGATACTCGACGCTCTTGATGATCGAGAAGCCCTTGATCCACGAAGCCAGGTTCGTTGATCAAGGGCT